TTCATTTGTTGCTTACGACAGCATCACAGAAGACATGGCTTTAGGCTGGTGCTGGGACAACGGTGTAGATAAGGACGCGATTGAAGCATCACTTTCTGCTAAAATTGAAGCAGACAAAAACCCAACACAAGCATCAGGTGTCCCGTGGTAGATCAAGAAGCAGCTAAGACAGTAATGGATGGTGTCGCCGTTAGTGGCGGCATTGCGTCTTTGGCTGGCTGGCTGCCTGATGCGGCTGCTGTCATGACTATTTTGTGGTTGGCGCTAAGAATTTACGAGTCAAGAACCGTACAAGGTTTAATCAAAGGAGAAGAAAATGGCGACACTAAGGATTGATGAAACTGATTATGAGATTGATGAATTGCCTCAAGAAGTACAGGCAAAGGTTGCGCGGATGCAAGAAATCAACGCACAGATCCGGTCTATGAATCTTCAACAGCAGGAATTGCAGACAGTCTTTCAGGCTTACGTCAATTCAATCAAGCAAGACTTAGAACCAGCGGGTGAGCTGGTAGAATAGGATGAAATGGAAGCACTTGACGCGATTGGAACTATCTGGCCGATAGCATTCGGTTTCGTCACGCTAGTCATTGTGCTTGCAAAAATGCACAGCGATATTGAGCAGATCAAAGAAAAGATCCGCACCTTGTTTGACCTGTTTAACAACAGGAACAAATAATGGCAGAGATAAACGACAACACGACCATTGAGATCCCTATTCGCAACTTGGTGGCTATCGTTGCTGGTGTTGTTGTAGCGGTTCTGGCGTATACAGAGGTGACTAATCGTATCTCTGTCTTAGAGCGGCAACTAACGATCCTAGAAGTAGACATAGAGATGAACAGCGAGTTTCGCACCAAATGGCCGCGTGGCGAGCTTGGTGCTTTGCCCGATGATCTTTTGCAGAACAGTCAGATTGCTGCACTAGAAAAGGTTGTTGAGTTAAACACTGAATTTAGAAACAACTGGGCACCGCCGCAGGAAGTGCAAGAGTCAATTCGCACTAACCACGCACAAGAGATCAGGCTGCAATACTTAGAGAAAGAAATAGAGGACATAAAAAAGAAGTAAATGAAATATATTTTAATCATCATGATCGGGAGCTGGATAAGCCCTGATCGGATAGAGTTTGACACTCTAAAAGAATGTGAAGCAGCAGCGGAAAAACTAAACTACGGCAAGATCGTAACGGCTTGCCAGACAGAAGGAGACGACGATGGGAATCTTTGAATATGTAGAAATGGTGTCAATGGTCATTGCCTGTGCATCTTCACTTGCAGCTATAACACCGACGCCAAAAGACGACGAAATGGTTTCTAAGGTCGGCAAGGCTTGGGCTAAGATCTATAAGGTCGTTGACTTAATGGCTCTTAATATTTTCAAGGCTAAAGATAAATGACTTTTAAGTTCTTCACTAGGGAAGAATTCGATTGCCAAGAGACTGGCGAAAATGAGATGAAAGACGAGTTCATCCATGCGCTTGATGCCTTGCGCCATGAATGCGGATTCCCTTTTAAAATAACCAGCGGTTTCAGAAGTGAAAAACATAGCCTTGAAGTTAAAAAACCCAACGGTGGCGGTCAACATACGAAAGGCAACGCTGCTGATATCTACGTTGATAATGGGCATCAGCGTTTTTTGGTTGTTGCTAATGCTGTCAAACTTGGGTTTTCAGGGATTGGAGTCGCCAAATCTTTTGTCCATGTAGACACTAGGACAACGACTCAGGTCATCTGGACTTATTAAATAAAAGGCCCACCGAAGTGGGCCAGTACGCCATTGGCGCGGGGAGAAGAATCCCCATCATAACACAGACCATCTAAATACCTATCGTCTGATTTGTTTACTTCTTAGTTTGATTCGTTTACTATGTAATCGTTTCAAGACAGGAGAAGACAATGGAACAGTCAGAAAACATCAATGAATTAACTGCTGCGCTTGCTAAGGCACAGTCTGAGATTCGTAATCCAAGCAAAAACACGAAGAACACTTTCTTCAAGAACGAGTACGCTGATCTCACATCAGTTCTAGGCTGTATCAGGCCCGTAGCTAGTGCCAATGGGCTTTCGTTCATTCAGTCGGTAGAGGCTTACAATGGGAATGTCGCTGTAAGTAGTCAGATTTCCCATGTCAGTGGTCAGTGGGTAAAGCAAGTAGCAAGCGTAGAACTTCCTAAAAGTTCTAAGAATCCGATCCAAGACTTGGGTTCAATTGCGACTTATCTCAAACGATATCAAGCACAAAGCATGTGGGCAGTCTGTGCCGATGAGGATACTGATGCACAAGATTTAGGAATAGAAGATATCTCTGACGAAAAGGTCGCACACCTTGACGCCATGTTAGACGCTACAAAGTCTAGCAAAGAAGCGTTCCTAAAAGTCTACGGTGTAGAGAATTTGAAAAGCCTTACTGACTCGCAGTATGAGAAGGCCAAAAAACAACTTCAGCAGAAGAAAGCTAAACAGGCTAAGTCATGAAGATCCACAACGTTGAACAAGGGTCTGAGGCTTGGTTTCAGCTACGCCTTGGAGTTCCGTCTGCAAGTAGGTTCAAAGACCTTCTGACTCCTACGGGTAAGCCTAGTGCGTCTAGCGAGAAGTACATGCACGAGCTGCTTGCTGAAAAAATGTCAGGGAAAAGGTTTGATTCGTTCGACACCTTTCACATGAAAAGAGGCCGTGAACTAGAACCTGAAGCGGCTAACGTGTTTAGTTTTCAGACCGATTTAATTTGTCGCGAAGTCGGGTTTGTAACCAATGATTCGCAGACAGTTGGTTGCAGTCCTGATCGGTTGATATTTGATTCTGGTTTAGAGATTAAGTGCCCAATGCACACTACTCACGTCAAGTATCTGATCGACTATCACAAAGACGGTGAAATGCCTGCTGAGTATTACGCGCAAGTTCAAGGTACGATGTGGCTCATGGACTTGGAAGACTACTGGTTTATGTCTTATCACCCAGATCTACCGAATCTAATTATGAACGTCAAACGAGACGAGAAGTATATCGCTTCACTTTCAGCGGCGATTGATAAATTGCTGGAAGAACTTGAAACTAACTTAACTCTTATTGGGAGAATATAATGGAATATGACAATCGTGGAAAAGTAAGCCTTTGGAAGAACGACAGAGGCGGTAGCGGCCCGATCCTTAGTGGTAAGGTCGTTGCTCACCGTGACATCAAAGAAGGTGAGACGATTGATATCGCGTTGTGGAAACGTGATGCGTCAGGGAATCAGCCGGTCATGACTGGCAAGATCCAAGACGTTTACAATTCAAGCGCAGCGGCAGACGACGATGACTTGCCGTTTTAATTTCGGTAAGTCTTTAAGACTGGCACAGATCAAGAAGGGGGTGAGTTCGACAGAACTCGCTACCCGTCTCGGTATCACTAAACAGCAAGTCTCGCAGTGGCGTTACAGGGAAGACGCGAAGCTGTCTTTGGTTACTAAAATTTGCAACTGCATAGATATGCACCCGTTTGACTTTCTGGAGTTGAATGATGATTGAAAGACTTTGGCTGGAAATTAAAGCTATTATCGAAGACATCTGGGATGAGCTAACGCGATGAACGGTCAGTTCTGGTTGATTCAAAATCGTCGAGACATCGATAGCGTTCTGACGTTTTTCCGTAAGTCTCTGGAAGACTGGGACTATGAACGACCTTGCGCTTGGAAGTTGGAAGCATATTCCACTTCAAGGTCTTTGAATCAAAATGCTTTGTTTCATATGTGGTGCGGTGAAATGTCGAGTCACTTTTCTAAGAAAGTTTCCATCACGCCAGAACAAATGAAGAAGCTCATGAAGAATGAGTTTTTAGGAACCGAAGACGTGATAGTTGGAAGCACGACGATTCCTAACCAGTTAAGGTCTACTAAGTCTCTGGACAAAGGCGAGATGCACTTCTTCATGGAGCAAGTTTTTCACTGGGGACTTGATCACGGTGTACAATTGACGAATCCAAAAGACAGCGAGTTTCAACGTGCCAGAAACGCTCAGGGCTAAGTGTTTACGACAGTTCCAGCTTTTGCGAAGGCTAGAAGAAGCAGACGACAATGGCTTTTGCGAGTGCGTGACATGCGGGGAAGTCAGACACTATACCACGGTTCACGGTGGGCACTTTGTCCCTAAAGGTAAGTCTAGTTTCTACGCTTTCGACTCAAATAACGTCTGGCCGCAATGCCCAGCGTGTAATCTTTACGGGATGAAACACGGCACAGCAGCACAAGTTTATACCTTATTTATGATCAGAAAGTTCGGCAAGCGTCACGTTGATAATATGTTGGCAAGCCAGTCATCTGCGATTAAGCTATACGCCAAAGATTATCGTGAAATGCTGGCAGATTTTAATGCCCGAATTAAAAACGAAAAACAAAGACTTGGTGTGCTTTGAATGTGGCGTTCAAGCAGACCATGCCCATCACGTTGTTCCAAGAGTCTTAGGTGGGACTAAGACGGTGAATCTTTGTGCGCCTTGTCATGCGAAGGTTCATTCACCGCATCTTTTAAGAACATCAGCACTGACCAAGGCAGCGTTGC